TATGATGAAGAGTGGAATAAAGCCTGGGATGAATTTTATAAACCAAAACCAAAAGAAGATGACTGAAAGTGATATATTTTCATTAGCAAAAGCACTACACCACATCAATATAGCTAAAGACTATTTTGAAGTGGTAAAAATAACAGCCCATAGTAGTTTAAAAAACACATTCAATGGGTATATAAACAAATGCAACTTTATATTAGGTGACATCAACAGTAAATTAGGTGATAATACTCGTTTAATCTTTAAAGAAGAGATGAGTGATTCATTAAGCTTTGATCATATACATAATCAGCTTATAATGCTCAACAATGAACAACGAGGACATGTAGAAGAAATTGTAGATGCTCTCGTAAAAGGAAAAATTGTAGAAATCAAAATTGAATAACAATGAATATTGAAAATGTTAAGACAATTGCAAGTGTTACTAAAGTGGTAGAATACATGTGGGAAGATCAAAAGAAAGACTTTGAAACTACGTATAACGTAGAAGTTAAAGATCTTGCCATTATGATTAAGAAAGCTGAACAAAACAACTGGACTGGTCATATATTCTACAACCTTATGGTAATTAAGAACTGTAAATTTTATAAACGATGATACCAGGATTAAATCCCAATGATGTAGCAAATAGTTTAGTAAATGATTTATACAATAACATGTATACTGATATACATGCTTATCAAACTATATTCAAGTTTAATAGGCCAACTATACCTGCGTTTAAAGCAAGTTTGCTAGATAAAGTAAAACAGTTGGTTACACTAAATGTAACCACTATACAAAATCTATTTGATGGTGGTACAGAAGAATGGAATTTTCTTAGAGATGTATTAATAATAATACCCACTATACAAATACCCATTTAATATGTCGCATCCTTATCACCACTCATTGTCATCAGCTAAGAAGCATGGTGGCAAATGGGAAGATTATATAAAAATTCACGATTTTTTCGATGAAACTAAGAAATCATATCCAGATATGAGACACAGGGCCCTCAGACATCATGCTGAAGGTATATTCTGGTGTGAACAAATATTTGGAACAGTGATTGTAAACAGTGATGGTAAGTGTATACCAACCAGAGTGTTAGGAGAGCAGCATTTGCTTGAAGACATAGGATGGATACCAACCATTAAAGATTACCTGGATAATATGACCATAACCAATTGGATGGTTAAGCCAGGTGAAGGTAGAAAAATGTTAAAAGAAATCAAAGAAGAAAAATTAGATTATGAAAGAAGTTAAAGAATTATCAGTTATAGAATGGTGTGACCAGCAGGTTGCAGATGGTCATGAGTTAAAACTAATATGGGATGGTGGTAAAAAATAATTTCTAAATTCATAATTTATTTAGTTGGAGAATAACTACAAAGGTTGTATATTATATTATAAACCTAATAGTTATGAATCAAAACATTTTTAAAACAATAGACACTGAAGAAAAAGCTTATTGGTTAGGCTTCATCTATGCTGATGGTTCAGTAGATAGTAGACATAAAAGATTAAAAGTAACTTTATCAATTGTAGATGAATATCATTTACTAAAGCTTCAAAAGTTTTTAGAACATGATAAACCTTTATATAAATATGAAGAAAAAACTTTTAATCTCAACTCTGATTATTTATGCAAACCTCAAATAGAACTTTGTGTTTATAGTGTAGAATTATTTAATTCTTTACAAGTATTTGGTATTGTACCAAATAAAACTTATAATTTTTGTCTAGATATATCCACTATACCAGAACATCTACATAAACATTTTTGGAGAGGTATGATTGATGGAGATGGATGTTTAGTAGCAACAGATAAATCTAGAGTATTACAGTTAACTGGAAACAAGGAAACTTGCAAAATGTTTTTAGATCATGTTAAACAACATTTTAATACTAATGTTTCAATACTACCTGATGGTAATGTATTTACAGTAAGATTTTCTAAAACTCTAGCAGGTAAAATTGCTAAATATTTTTATGAAGATTCTATAATACACTTAAAACGTAAGTATGAAAAAGCCATGACAATAACAGGTTTTGAAAATCCTGTTGTAAAAACACCTATAACTGTTATACATATGGGTATTTTTAAGTTACACTATGATTCAATTAAAAGTTTTTGTAAAGAATATAATTTAAACTATAAAAATGTTTACTATGCTTATAAAAAACATGGTTACTATTTAGATTATGAATTTATCGTTGCCACCTAATTCTGTTAAACGGGGAAACTCCTTAGTGAAAAGGACAATCCCGTGCTAAACCTTTTAGAAATAAAAGAAAATGCCTAACGACTAGAAGTGATGCTTACCAGGTGCTGCTGAAGCTATAATTCTTCCACGAAAGCAGAACTTATAATATATGCACTATTATAAGAAGAGATAGTCTGAGCTGTAGCTATATATAAAACTACAGAAATAAAGGATAAAGAACCTTTATGATAACATAATGAACGATTCAGGATGGGTGAGTCTTGAAATAGATGGTCAAGATGCTAGTGAACAACCACATACAGACATTCTTGTAAGTAAGATGTATGATGAATTAGATTATGGATCTTGGGCAGGAGAGTTTTCTGCTAGTGGTGAAGCCACATATGATCCAAAAACTAAATCATTTGTAGGAATTGACCACTACTCAGAAGATGATCGTCTGGCACATAGTTGTAAGATTAAACTAACACTACCTGATAGTATTTGGTTTGATAGTCTTGAAATACAAATTGAAGACGAAGGAACAATTGAATCAGCATTTATTATTAAGAATGGTTTTCTCACTGAAGAACATGAAGAAGCTTTAGAAGCACTTAATCAAAAACTTAGAACAGATGTTAATGAAGAAATTGATGAATTTGTTAAAAGCAATCCTGATATAGAGTATAGGGAAGTGTGGCAAAATATCAGAATAAACTATGATGAGTTCATTCACAAAGGAGATGTTCGTGAATACATTATGAAATTCATTGATATTGGTACATATAATACCACTAATAATGATATTTATTTAGATTTAAAAGATTTATTTGATGAGTCAGAAGATTAATTATGATACACATACGTTTATCGTAGGTGGTAGAAATAGCTTCACTTTATCTGAAGCTTTAAGACTTTGGAAGAGTAAATATCCAGAGTTTATAGATTTTAAAAAAGATGTTATAACTCACAAAAGTTTAGAAGATTTTGGTATATTTGTAAGCGAGTGTTGGGATGATATAATTCCAGTGACAGTACAAGAAGCATTAGCTATTGAAAACACTGAAATTAGAAGAACCTACTTTGATTGCATAGGTGTAGAAAAACTATTTAAAGATCTTCAACCAACGCAAATAGACAAACAAGTTATTAAGAAGAAAAGACATAAATGGGATGATCAAAACAACCAAGAAGTCTATGAATTTGAAGATGTCTATGAGCTTTATAAAATAGATGGAGAGAAACTATTTAAAAGTGATAGATGGGGAAGATCTGTTGATGATGTTTTTGCTGTAAGATGCTGGTGTACAACAACTAATAGAGAATATTGGTTGTATGTAACTAGAGAAGCAGCAATTAATCAAAGATGGGTTATGTCTGATGAAACTGGAGATCCTGATGCTGTAAGAGCAATAGCCTGGACAATAAGACTGGATGTAAGTAATCCAGAAAAGATTTATAGACAAGGTGATATCATAGTGGCCAAACTATCAGAAACAAGTGAAAGTGTCAGTCCATATCATATCACTAAAGATCAGTATTTAAACTTAATGTATTCAGAAACTTAAATAAAATAACAATGAAAAAAGCAAAAAGAATTGTCCTTGGTGAAGGAGAAATTATTGGTCACAAACACATCTTAGAAAGTTCAGTGGATATTGAACATCAAGAAGATGAAAGTGGTATTACATTCATGCTGAAAGGTATGGGTATACTTACACACGATGAACATGCACGTATGGTGTTTACAGCTGGAAAGTACAGATCTTATAACCAAGTGGAGTTTAATCCATTTGACAACACTGTAAACAGAGTGTTTGATTAAAGAGTTTTCACTATTTCCTACGTCCAGATATGTCCTCATTTCACCTTGTACCACTGCCTCGTGGTTGGTTTAGATATAGTTCATCTGACTTTTACAGGCATTACTAACTGGACGCTGTTTTATGATGAGTAATAAGATGATCAGGGGGGTTTGGCTGTACCAGAACAGCCACTTTTTTATTATGAACAAGAGAGAAGAAATACAACAAAATGCGTTAAACATAGCGCTTAAATTTAAACATTGTGGTTTAGGAATTTCAATGGGAGTGGGTAAAACTTTAATAGGTTTGCAGTATATTCAACATTATCAAAATAAAGAGCTGTATAAGCCAAAAGTATTGATTGTTGCACCAAAGCTTTCCATATTTGATACATGGAAGAATGATGCTAATAAATTCGATATCCCTCTTGATAATGTAGATTTTACAACCTACATATCATTGAATAAACACAATCCTCATGACTATGATATTGTTATCTTAGACGAGTGTCACAACTTACTAAATAACCATACACAATTTTTAGGAAGTTACACTGGAAAAATTTTAGGCCTTAGTGGTACACCACCAAGATATGCTAATTCAGAGAAAGGTAAGATGGTTGCAGAATTTTGTCCAATTAGATATACATATATCACTGATAACGCAGTGGATGATGACATTCTTAATGACTATAGAATTATAGTGCATAAGATGGAACTATCCAGCGCTAACACTATACCAGTGAATGTAAAAAATGCTTCTTTCTTTACATCAGAAAGAAAAAACTATAACTTTTGGACAGGTAGAGTGGAAGACGCAACCACAGTAAAACAACGACAAATATCTTCTATCATGCGTATGAGAGCTATGATGGATTTCAAAACTAAAGAAGAGTATGTAAAAAAACTCTTAGATGGTATTGAAGATAAATGTTTAATTTTTGCTAACACTCAGGATCAAGCAGATGAATTGTGTGAACATTCAGTGCATTCTAATAATCCAGATTCACACCAAAATCTTATAAACTTTAAAGAGGGTGTTATAGACAAGCTGTCTTGTGTTCTTCAGCTTAATGAGGGTGTAAACATACCTAATCTTCGAGCAGGTATAATTATGCACGCTTATGGTAATGAACGCAAAAGTTCCCAGCGTATTGGTCGATTATTGAGGCTCAATCCTACTGAAACAGCTACTGTTCACATATTATGTTATAAAGACACTATAGATGAGAAGTGGGTGAAAGAAGCTCTTAAAGATCTAGATGATTCAAAAATCAAATATTTCAATGTAAAATTATAAATCATGCCAGAAATAGTAAATGAACCAGAACCAATCAAGGAAGAAGCTGGTAAAAAACTATGGATGATTGAAGGTTATAGAATTTGGGCAGCTACATACGTGGAAGCATTACAATTGCTTCCACTTATTAAATCTTTTTAAACGAATTCATATGCCACAACATCTAGTAGGAAAGTATATAAAACAAAATGGTAAACTAATGTTCTCCACCTTAGCTCAAGCTAAGCAGTATGAGATGTTTTTTTCTAAAATTGCAGAGGGTAGTATTGTAGAATTCTTTTATGAAGAAACACATGATGATGGTACATTACCACAACTAGCAAAGCTTCATGTAATGCTAAAGACGCTCTCTATGCATATAGGAGAATCTGTAGAAAACATGAAGCTTTTGGTTAAAGATAGAGCTGGGTTATGTATAGTTAGAGAAGTAGCAGGAAAAGAATATTTTCTAGCTAAGTCATTTGGCGATTGTTCGAAAGAAGAATTGTCACTTGCTATACAAGCCACTATGGAAATAGGACAAGATGTTAATTGTCCTCTTCTTTAAGAAAATCATCTATACTGGTATAATCAGCATCTATATTTTTCTGATAGGTTAGTTCTTGTGCTACAGCAGCATCTTCACACACTTTAATTAAGAAAGAAAGATTATGAGCATGTTTCATCCATTCTTTTGGATAGTCATCACTGTTTGTACCTTTCTTGAATAGCTCACTATATTCGACTATGTCTTCTTTAGACAAATCTTTAATTATAAAGTTTAGAGCTTCTTGTAATTTACGAATAACTCCAGAACCTATCTGCAGTTCCAGTATACCTGGTTTTACCATTGTTACAGTATCCATAATAATAATTTTCACAAAAATAATAAAGTATTGTGACAGAGCAAATAAATCTTGAAGAAGTAAAGACAAAGCTAGTGGAGCGTCTTCAGCCATCAGGTTGGGGACAGAAGCTTCGTGGCTTTATACAAAGTTCAGATTTTGATAAAATCTTGACAGAATTATATAGACTTAGAGAAGAAGGTAAAAGATTTACACCTCCTCTTAAACAAGTGTTTAAAGCATTTGAAGAATGTCCATATGATAAATTAAAAGTGGTTATAATAGGACAAGATCCTTATTTTCAATTTGGTGTAGCTGATGGAATAGCTTTTTCTTGTAGTAATACAATGAAAGTGCAACCTAGTTTAGATCAGATATTTAAAGCTATAGAAAAAACAGTGCATCAAGAATGGCCAACTCTTCAAGATCCAAACTTGACACGATGGGCTAATCAGGGTGTACTATTACTAAATAGTGCTCTTACATGCCAAGTGGATCAACCTGGTTCCCATGTACGTATATGGCACGATTTTGTAATGTATGTTATAGATATGATCAATCTTACTAACACAGGAATTGTTTTTGTCCTAATGGGTAAACAAGCACAGGAGTTTGAAGGCTTTATAAATGAAAGTAATCATCATATTATTAAAGTGAGCCATCCTGCATCAGCAGCTTATAACAAAACTGACTGGGATTGTAAAGATTTATTCAACGAGTGTAATAAGATTATAACAATGATGAATGGATCAACATATCAAATAAACTGGTAAGATGAAACAAAAACAAAAATTCGATTTTGATGATTTGGACTATATATTAGTTCCACTCATCTATTGTGCTGCTGTAGTAGCTATACTATATGCAACAATGAAAGTATTAAATTAATAAAAACAACAAATTATATGCAAGTTAAGAATGTAGATTTAACAGTGTCTCAGTTATTGAACGATTTAAGTGAAGGATTAACCTGGTTTAAAGCAGATGACCTAGGTTATGGTAATATAGAAACTAAGTATGGTGCAAATACAAAACAAATTGAAGCTATTCGCAAACATCCAGCATTAAAAGACGCAGACACCAATATTACAGTGTTTAATATTATAGATGACACTAAAGAAGAAGTTAGTCAAATAGTAGAAAGTGCACAACCAGATGTGCAAATTGTGTCAAATATCACTGCTCCAGCTAAACAAACAGTTGTACCATCTACTCCTGACCCAGTATTTGACGATATTTTTGGTGCTATTGGTGATGCAACACGTCCACAAGAAATTACTACAGCAGAAGGTGCTGATGCATTTAATAACCTATAATAAAACAATTGACGATGGCCTTACCAAACAGACCAAGTCCAACAGCAAGCGCTACACAATATCCAGCTGGTCATGCAATGATTGGTAATGATGGTAGAGTGTGGCAAGTACAAGTGACACAATCAGGTGTACATAGATGGGTGCCAACATCCCACTTATATGGGCCTGGCGAAAAAGTAAAAATAATTGCAGAAGGTTATGGTGCTCCAGCAGCACTTATAGGCAATGAATATACTATTAAGTATGTTGTGTCTATGAGTGGACAACCATATTATAGATTAAAAAATGATGATTCAGAAATAACTGTACATCAAAGTGGGGTACATAAGATAATCAGCGAGGTGGCAACACCACAACCAACTACAAAAAAAGTAAACATTATGGCAAAATCAGTAAAGTCTATAACTAAAAAGACAACTGCAGAAGTAAGAACTATAGAAACATCTTTAATTAACAAAGAAGAAGTATTTAAAATGTTAGCATTGGCAGAAGCTACTGGTCTCCCTCTGCTGTTAGTTGGAGACCCTGGAACAGCTAAAACCAAAACTATTATAGAATATGCCAAAGCATGGTTGAATAGAGACGGTAAGATGACAGCAGAAGATTTTGCTAACAAGATCTACATCTTAGAGACTGATGAGGGCACTAAGGCATCAGAAATTAAAGGTATGCCTGATTTAGGTAAGTTATTTACAGATAATAAGTATGAACTTAACACTCCTATTGCTGATGCAGAGATAGTGGTGATTAATGAGGTGGATAAAGCTTCTTCAGCTATTCGTAATGCTATGTTGGGTGTTATGAATGAGCGATTCTTATTCAATGGTAAACACAAAGTTCCATGTAAATGGAAACTATTTGTTGCCACTTGTAATGAGATTCCTAAAGATGAAGCAGATAGTCCATTCTGGGATAGATTTATCTTAAAAATGACTGTGAATCGTGTATCTGCAGGTGATATTAGTAAGTATTATGCTAAAGGAGCACGTGACTATCGTGAGAAGTTTAACATTGGTGTACCAAACAACCAAGAAATCAATAGCATAGATATTCCATTTAAGAAATTAGATAAGTATTTAGAAGTTGGTTATACTCACTCAAGCGATAGAACTTTAACTTTTGTGCCTAAACTATCTAAAGCAGTAAGTTTTGTATGGGATATTAGTATTGACAAAGCATTGGTTAAAACTGCAAACATCATGATTGGTCAAAACGCTGGTTCAGAATTGCTGAACAAGTTGATGTCACCAGAAGTGAAAGCTATAATGCAAAAAGTGGAAATGTTACATTCTCATCAAAATAGAGAAACATTAGAACTTGCTGTAGCAGAAATCGAAGGATTAGTTAACACTTATGCTAGTAGAGATATGATTGATGAAGATCAAATATCTGAAATTGAATCTACTATGCAATATATTCTAAATGCTCATCCAGCATATTCTGCTGAAGACATGCCTGAAGATTTTGATAGTGTGTTAGAAGGAGATGTAACTCAAAAATTACCGTATGATCTCCCTTTTTAGGTGAGGGTCTATGGAAAAAAATAAACCAGGAGAATAGAGCTATCTACACTCCTGGTTCTTTTACCCTAGACTCATTAAAAGAAGAATTAAATAAATATGGAACATTATGGCAAGTCCCAAACAACTTAAGAATGTATATACCATTCTTGAAAAAGTAAAGAAAGGTGAAATTGAAACTCACTATAAAGCAAAAGATGAAGGTGGTGGTTTATTTGGTAAAATTGATTTTTATAAAAAACCAGATCTTATCAAACCCTACCTGCATTATATAGATGACTATAGGCTTCAATCCATATTTGATGTTTATATGAATGATCCTAAAGTAGGTACTGAAAACTATCAAAAGTTTGTTAAAACTACTGAATTTAAAAAACTTGACAGTGATAAACAACCAGATAGCTCAAAGTTTTTTGAGAAATTCAAAGAAAACTACAAAAAGTTTCCAAAGCATATTGGTAAAGACATATTCAAAATGTACTACAATAATATTGGCGAATTGGATTTTGAAGAGAGAACAGATAAAAATGCTATTAAATACAAGATATTAGAAACATCTAATAATCCTGTAGGAAAAGTGATGTCTAACACTTCAAATCTTAAATCTGCTGTATTTGCACGTAATGTATTAGGATATTTTATTACACGTATGACTATGATGGATTATATTGATCCAGATACGTCTAATGATATGCAAAGTGGAATGAATGGTGAGCAAGGAGGAAATGACCCTAGTGATGCTTTTGATAAAATGTTCTCAAACAAAATTGGAAAACAAATGCTTGAAGATGCAATACAACAAGCACAAGAAACCTGCCAGAAATTAGATGAAACAATGTCTGATGAAATGCAGGAAGAAATGTTTGTTAATGCTGAAAACAGTGGTGAAGCATCTAAACTTAATCCAAACTTTCTTAGAGATACAGTGGCTAAATTAGAAAAGATTAATCTTTCTATGGGACCTCTTAAAGATAAGATTAAGAAACTTCTTGATAATTCAGTGAGCTACTTCAGCGCCAAGAAAGAAACCATCTATGAAGATTTATTTAACTCAGATAATGTAGCTGGTTTAGAAGAATATGAATTGTTACATCCTAGAATTAGAAAAGCATTCATGGAAGATATAGTGGTTAAGAATACCAAAGCTATTGGTAAGATTGATCTATATATCGATATTTCTGGTAGTATGAGTAGTGGCTGTGGTACAAGAAATTTAAATGGAGATCATATTAGTAAACTTGATTTTTGTAAAGCTTTTGCAGCAAAACTAAAACAATATGATATGTTAAATAACGTATTTGTTTTTAATGCTAAAGTTAAAAAAATCAAAAATGATATATTTTCTATTTCTATGCTTAGACCAGATGGTGGTACAAGTATTAATGCAGCTATTTATAATGTACAAAAAGAAGATGTTAATGCAATTCTAATCACTGATGCAGAAGATGGTTGTCACACTTATTGTGATAAAGCATATTTTATTGGTGTGGAAGGAGCATCATTTCATCACTTTAAGCCTGATGTAATAGAACAGTATTCTAAAAAAAGTCAAGTAGTTGTATTTGATGGTGTTAAAATATATAATGTTGGCAAAAATGGCTCTGTATAAACATAAAAAAGGCCCTAGTAAAATAGGGCCTAATTTTTGTTCTTGTAGAGGGTAGGATTGAAATCTACAAGGGTTTATGTTGGGGATATGGTTATTTACCTTGACCTACATACTTTGATACTTTTTTATCTTTAGGGCCAGAAGATTTCTTAGCCTTTCCACCTTTTCTAGTACCAAATGTGATTTTTGTTGATGTTCCTGTTGTTTTTGCCATGGTTTATGAGTATTTAATTGAGTTAAGACGGTTTACCCATCCTGCATAAAATTTATTTTGTGAAGGGTTGTTGGCTACAATAGCTTTGTATCTTTCAAGTCTTCTTGCATATAGAGCGTTGAAAGCTGTTTTACCATTATCTTCTTTTGTTCTGTCTAATAGGTATTGAAAAGTTTTAGGTCCATAATGACCATCTACATCAACACCAATGATATGTTGAACATATTTTACTATTAGCACTCGTCCTTGGTTTAGTCCTGAATCCACTATGAATTCAGCTAAGCTTTGTTCAGGTATTTCATCAGCTCTAAAGTAATCCCAGTAAAGTTTCTTTAATACGTCATGAGCATGCTCTCTAGAAAGAAGCTTAACATCATTACAATCAAATAAACCATTATGGTCTACATCAATGTGAAATTCTTTAAGATCATCTAGTGTAAGACCAAACTTAGTGCAACCTCCAGTGTCGCCTGGAACATTCTCATACTTATCACCTTCAAATGCTATTTCTTTTGGGAAGTATAGTTCAAAATTAGCCATGGGATTTACTAGTTTTTTTGATTTTCTTAATCTCAGCAAGTATTTCAGCATGCTCTTTGATAGCTTGTCTATCTAAAGCAAGATCTTCTTCAAGCTTAATCAGCAGCACCATTATACTCTGCAGTATTTCTTTGGACTCTTGATCCACTTTAAGATCTTTAAGTAGTTCTTCTCTATCTTTAATAGCTTGTCTATTGGAACTCATTAGAATCATTGGGGTGGCATAAGCTGCCTGAGATGATAATAATAAGTTCATCAGAATGAAAGGATATGGATCAAAGTTGCTAAAGTGTAAAATATTTACAGCTCCCCATATGATGAGGATCACTGTCTGCCAGATTATAAAAGTCCAGCTTCCTACAAAAGAAGCTACACCATCAGCTAGGTTAATACCAAAGTCTTTCCAGTTCATTAATGTTTAAGTTTAAATTTCCAATAATAAGACACACCATAATGAACAACACCATTATACAAAACACTAAAAGTAAAAACCTGATCATGTTTATCCTTATAGATAAGGCCCACCTGAGCAGCGCTAAGTGGATCAGACTTGCTAGTAAACAAGCCACCACCAATATAAAGCTGTCGTTTAGGGAGATCATGGATAGTTTTAGTTATTGTAAATGTATCATGGATTTCAGGTATTTTAAGACTATCTATAGCTGTTGTAGCTCTAAGACTATTACATAACACTGTATCATAAACAGTGATGTATCCATATTTCTTTATAGGAAACTTGGTTTTATATGTCTGCAGTCTAAAGTATTTATCACCCAGCTCATCATACTGCTTCAGTAGAGTGTCATAATCAGCACTGGCTTGATAGAAACTATCATGTCTCCAGGCTGTATCCACTTTACCAGGAAGATGTATAGTTTTTCCTTTGGTTGTATCATGAACTTCTATGTATGAAGTATCATGTTTCACCAGAGTATCTATAGTAACACCAGGTTTATCATGGCTGTATCTGCAACCAGTCTTCTGGAAGAAGATGATTAGCATCAAGATGATAATTACTATGTATGGAAGGTTTTGTTTATTCATAAATTAAGCTTGTGGTGGAGCAGGTTCTTCGCTGAAGAAGTTAGAAACTATTTTAGCTACTACTCCAATAACAAATATCACTGTACCTACTATGGGATGACCATTAAGTGAAGCAGTGGATCCAGCAAATACTACACCAGCTAACACTGAGTCAGCTATTTGTCTTATTTTCTTTGGGGTTGGGGTCCAGTAATGTTGTGGTCCAAATTGCATAGTTGTAAATTTTTAAAGGTTATTATCCAATTCTCCAAGTATTTGTATTAGCACTTGCTGATGCAGGTGTTACAGGATTTGTTCCAGCGACTGTAGGTGTAAGAGATACTCCAGCAGCTGCAGCCCACCAACATATTTGAATATAGTCACCAGCATTTACAGTGATAATATCTTCTAAGTTGGCTAATGTTTGGTTGTTTTGAGCTCCAGTTGTTGTAAAAGTATAAGAAGATCCTGGTACATCTACTCCATTTTTTCTATACCAAACAGTGATGTTATAGTTACTAGCTCCACCTGTAAAGAAAAACTGACCAAGAAAGTTGATAAGATACGTTCCATGTTTAGTGTACGTTATTTGAGAATTAGATACAATTGATATACCATTTGATATAGAAGTTGTATTAAACGTAGCTATATTAACAGATGTAGTTCCAGCACTTGCTTGCGTTGTATAATCCTCAAAAGATCCCTGTTGAGAAATATATGTTGTAACAAGTAATAGCTTTACTTTTTTATAAAGCCAGTTTACTTTTTCTACAAATCCTAAATTATTGGGCATAGTGGTAAGTTTAAAGTGTTGTTCTATGTATGATTTTAGCTACAACATCCCTTTCTTCAGGTTTGGTAGCTATGATTTTAGTAAATATAGGTGCTGTATCTTTAGGAGGTTCACCTGGAATATGTTCATTATTTTTAACAAGTCTAGGCTGTTTATACACTGCAGCTTCAAGTCTATCCACTCTATTCTGAAGATTGGTTATATTAGCTTTGTCAGTGGTAGTTTGTATCACTGCAGTAGCTAATGTAGTCTTAATTGTCTGAAGATCACTCCAAATCAATAAACCAAGAATACTAACTAGTGATGGAAATAACCAAATTTTTACTTTGTCAGCAGATGGTAAAGCCATTTTTAAGAAATTAAACATTTTTACATAAATAAATTAGTGTAGAATGATAGAAATGCTTTAAATTTGACACCCCTTTCTCTACAATTATAATATACATTTTTTTAAGTTAACAACCTAAAAATTATGACAGAAGAAGAATATAAAAAAAAGATCGAAAATCAACTTATTGAAGAATTTGTAAATAAGTTTTATGAAAAAGTGGGCTATAAACCCACAGTGCTCACTGACATTATGGATAATGCAGGTGGGCCACCACCTATGACACTAGCTAAATTAGCAAGTTATTTTGATGAAGAATTACCTGTAATACATGGTAAAACTATTAAACTAACTTCTAAGTCTAGATATAGAACATTGGTGGAGTTACGTTGTATATTTTGTCATATTGCACGATATATGGGGTATACGTTTAGCGCAATAGCTCATTATCTCTTTAGGGATCATACTACAATTATTCATAATGTAAACACATTTAATAATTTGTATGATACAGATAACTTATTCAAACGTAAATATTTTACCATACTTAATAAAATGAGAAATAACTATGAGCCACCAGTTATGGATGACGCTGATAAAGCACAAGATCAGTCCCAATCAAATATATTTCTTGGATTGTTGCAGAGAGAAGATCCAGCCTTCGAGTGATTTGATTAATCCATCAGCTGAACGCTCAATATGTGAGATTAAAGGACTAATTAATGATAAAGGAATCCTAACTCACAAGGCACTTTCTCTACTAGATGAATTTGAAACTTATCTAGTAAAGACTAAGAAGAAAGTTACCACTGCTGTATTAGGAGATGAACATATAGACAAGATAGAAGAGTATAAAGAATATTTTCCTAAGAAACTATCTTCTGGCCCAGGTAGGCAATCTACAAGAGAGCTGAAACAAAAGTTTGTATGGTTCTTTAAGAATTATCCAGAATACACATGGGACGATGTTCTAGAAGCTGCCAACTATTATAATTTTGAGTATAAACAAAAAAATTATGAATTTATGACTAATAGTTCCAACTTCATTAAAAAAGATACAGTAAGTAGAGAAAGTGTATCTAAGTTGGCAGACTATTGTGAACTAGCAAAAGATGTTGTTCAAGAATTAAAAAATCAATAAAATGAGACATGTTTATATTATTTTAGTCACTTGTTTATTCAGCTTATTATGCTGGTTTATAGTCAATAAGTTTATTATTAATGTAGACTTTTTACACTACATTTTTATAGAAATAGTTTTGGTATTATGCCAAAGAATTTGTAAATTTACACTTCAAAACTTAGAGCTCATATGAGTATAGAGGAAAGAGAATATGGGTTCAAGTATCACTGGGAAGTGGTACAAAAAGCGATAAGAAATATAGATGACAGACGACATGGTAGAATCAAATCTTTTGTCACACCTTGGCATGGATTGAATGAAGCTACTATTGGAGGCTTTGAATGGGGGTCTTTAATAACAATTGGAGCAAGACCTGGCGCAGGTAAAACTATGATGATATCAAATCTGTTGAGAGAATCAAAAACACTCAACATTACACAAGATTTTAACATCATCGAGTTTCAATTCGAAATGGGTAATGAGCAGTATGGTACTAGAGAAATAGTAGCAGAAACTGGCCTCGATTACAATGTAGTATTAAGTAGCAAAGCTGCTTTAGATGATTATAAGTTTACGCTTATACAGCAGTATGGTGAAGATTGTAAACACTTGCACAAGCAAGGTGTATATCGTGTTCAGATTAACAAGGCTATTACAGGTAAGGAAATTAGAGCTGCAGTGCACTATTTCTATAATAAGTTTGGTGGCAAGCCTCTTATAGTGACCATCGATCATAGTTGGTTGATTAAGAAAGCTCCAGATGAGAAAGAAAAGCTGAACACGCTGTATAACACAGTGGATACGCTAATTGAACTCAAGAATGAACTACCTGTAATTATTTTAATGGTTACTCAATTAAATAGAACCATAGAAGATTCACTAAGAAGAGCTCCTGGTATTGTAGGAAATTATCCTAACACTGGAGATATTTTTGGTGGTGATGCATTAACTCAGGGTAGCGACATGGTGTTAGCTATGTCAAGACCATATAAGTTTGACATAACTGCTTATGGACCAAAGAGTTATATAGTATCACCAGACTCTATATTCTTACATTTATTAAAGATTAGGAATGGTACTAGCGACACCCCAATTCTCTTTATGAAAGGTTTATTTGAGAAACAAAAACTAATTGAAACTGTCGAACCTGGAATTGTAGTGAACACTAGTGGCTATCAACCAAGAGCCACTAGAAGACAACAAGCTCCAATTGGCAATGAACTTTAAAAATTTTAATGTGTATATGGTTAATGTAGCATCAATGACTAAAGCTGAAAAAGCAGCTTATAGATTAGTAAAGCTCAAAGAAATACGCGAATACAACAAAAATCTTATTGAAGATCTTGGTATCCCTATCGATGATTTCAATATAAAATATGTTTTCACTAGAAATGGTGTACTTGTTGTAGGTATATTTCCTAATGAGTTTAACAGAGAGAAAGGCTTCTATTTTGAATTAATAGATAGCGATATAGAACCAAATGATGATAATAGAACTGTGTATCGACTAGCTCCTACAGAATTTTATGAAGATGAGTATGAGATGGACGAGTATGGTAAATTCTTAGTTCCAATTGAAGAACTAAGAATTATCAATAGACAATCAGTTGCTATTAGCAAAAGTAGCGCTGCCACAAGTAGTGATGCAGTTTTGGAAAAAGAAAAAGTTGTAAGGGTTAAGCCTACTGGTAATATTCCTGTAAAACAACCTTTTACCAAAAACCCACTACCTGAATTTACATTACCAGCGCCTACACCAATTCCTGCAGCTAAACCTGCAAAACCTGCACCAGCACTTATTGAAGATGCTCCTTATAGTGAAATGACTATAAGAGATTATTTTGCAATACATTCTGGGTTGCCAGTGAGTACAAAACCTTGGTTAAATGAATTAGTAAAACGTAAATAGTATATATGGCAACAGGAATTTTAATTATTGCAGAATCTGGGAGTGGTAAATCCACTAGTATTGAAGGTTTAAATCCTAAAGAAACATTTATCATCAATGTGGCTAACAAGCCTTTACCATTCAAAGGCTGGAAAAGCAAGTATGTTACCTGGACGAAAGAAAATCCAACAGGTAATTTATTTGAGAAAGCTAATCCAGAAAGTATAGAAGCTGCTTTGAAATATGTAAATGACAAACGTCCTGAAATCAACACTATTGTAGTAGATGATTTTCAGTACATGAGTTCATTTGA